AGGCTTGGTGAATAATTCTAGCGGCTTCACCCGCTCAACGGAGATTAACTGCAATTCCTGTTCAGCCATTTCACACCTCCAGCTTTGCATACCATTCCATTGTTTCGTGGAGTTCGGCGAGAAATTCATCGACTCCGCTTCTTATTTCAATCAAACACTTCTTGTCTCTATGCAGGCGGCGGATAAACGGTTTCATGCCAGGCCAATACGCCATATAATCTATCCATTCACGGTCAGACACCCACAGCCCGCCTTGGCATTGGATGTAGTCTTTTTTTGGTATCCTCTGTGTTTTGTGGAGTTCCAGCAGGATGTGGGGCTCTCTTGACTTGGCTTCCCACAGTCCAGCCGATCCGATTAAACCATCTGGCGAATATCCAATTTCGTCACCAAGCGTTATTATGCCCACCTGGGCAACCTCGGTATTGTTGAGCAGCGAGTAAAAGTCCCTGGCCTGCTCTTCAAGCATATGCCCCCGGTCCATATGCTTGTTGACGTACTTTTCGGATACCTCGCCAGTGATCCGCTCGCCAACCAGAGTTAGCATGTAAGTATTTTTTGTTGTTTTTTCCTTACCAAATGTGGAAGATATTGTTGTGGCAAACTCAGAAGCAGTAACACGACCTAAACGCTTCGCCCGCCATTCCGGTGACCCTTGGACTATATCAGCGAATATTTCCCTTTTCATTTTGGGTTTCCGTTGGTAGATTTGTACTTGTTTACAGCCATCGTCAATTCCCTTTTGCGCTTGGCAAATTCTACAGCAGGTATATCGCCAAGCGATTCGACTTTGGCGAAGGAGCAAAATGTTTTGACATATGCCTCGTTGATGTTCTCGACAATCAACGAATGCAGCTCGTTTTCCTGGTCCTCAGTGATCGTCGTTGCCTCGGTTTTTCCCCCGTCGTCGTCCTGCTTATGGGTGGCGAGGCCGGTCAGGGCCAGAATCGTGTACCTTTCCAGGTAGGTAATAGTTGAGCCGATTGCTTGGATCTTATTCTTTTGGCCGCTGGTGTCCGCTTCGGCGGTCAGAGTGGTCGATTCACTGTGCCCTAACTGGTGCGTGATGGTGCAGGTCACTGAAATGCCTGTCCCGTCCTGCTTGGTAGTCCAGGCAGCAGACAAACCTGCCAGGGCCAACGCAGAGTTGATTTTATCCGTCACGTTGGCCAAACTGGCATGATCATAGTGGGTTGTGCCATACTTAACCGACCGGTCTTTGTCGATCTTAGGCGGGTTGGCTTTGAATTGAGCCATCGCCATAACATACGCTTTCTTGGCCTCGTTGGCTTCCCATCTTTCCTGTAGCAGCATCAGCTTTTCGAGCTTTTCTAAGTCGGCCCCGCCTGTAATGGCCGCGCTAATCATTGCCGCTGGCCCGCCGTTTGGTCGTTCTATTAATCCATATTTAGCAGCTTCTTCACTCATCGTCGTTTCCTCCTTTTACAGGCTCGCAGAAACTTTGCAAACAGATTGTCCCGCAGTAGCCCAATTCACAATATTCGTTTCGCTGGTGCGGTTTTGCCTCAGGACAATCACTTCTTCCGCACCAAAACCTATGACTACAGGCAAAAAGTTCTTCTTCCATTTTTTTATCTCCGGACATAGTTGTATCAAGACCCAGACAAAAGACAGTAGTTAAAGATTGTCTTTTATCCCGAAGAAAACCGAATCAAACCGGAAAAGTTGAAATTGTCAGGTGACTATTCTCTGGCCAAAAGTGAAAACCAGAACGGGGCCGAACCAGTAACTACTGTCTCAAGTCTATACCTGTTTTTGGGGCGTATCCCATGCGCCGGTCTAGCGCAATCAACTTTTTTTCTGTACAGATTATCTTTTGGGCCGGGATAAGAAAGGCTGATTAAAAAACCCGGCTAACGAGCGGCAGTTTTCGAGCCTCAGAAGTTCGGATAGATGCCGCCCGTGCCGGGCAAATTAAAACTTGGTTTGGTATCACTTGAGTTTCTGAGGCTCATGTCGCCGTTGCCAGCTACATCCAGAATACCATATGGTATAATCGTGTCAACATTTATTTTCATCGACAACGACGCTGACCATTTCACATGCGTCAATTAGTGATCCGTCGCGCAAATCTACCATTATGTACTCTGGGTCGCAATCCTTGTAATTTTCTACTGTTTCCTCGTCGTCAATTACAAGTGTGATTAAAATTCGTTCGTTGGATTTTTTGTACTTTTTCATAAATTACTTTCCTTTACGTTCAGGTGATGATGTAATTAACGGCTCACTCCTCTGAGTTTTATCGTTAGCGAGCCTCAATCCCGTTCTTTCTTCCACCGATTACCGCCGAAAGAGATGCCTCTCGCCTTATAATCTTCAGCCATACACTCTCGGCTACAAGTTCTCCTAATTTCGCTGTGGCTCAACTTGACATCAAAAGTTTTTTTACAAACAGGGCACTCTTTCTCTACCCTTTTTATGCCGCTCATCAATGTGGTGTACTTTTTTGCAAAATCAATATCGGTGCGTATCTTTTCCTGAAATTCATAGTAAGAGGGCATGTCGGCCATCATTGACAACGACCAAGCTCCTTTTCTCATATTTTTCATAACAGAAAGGATATTGCCCCAGTCAACCTGTTCCAGTTGTTTTAGGGACGCTTCACGTCTTTTATGGTTCCGCTCTACCATCCTTGGCGCTCGTGCTTTCTTCGAGTAATGAACGGGTTTATGTTTTTCACGGTGTGATTTTTTATCAAGCGTTGTCGGGTCTACTATAATGCTTTTATCGCCCTCATCTATTCTCCTTTGCAGGGCTTCAGCCTGGAGTTTAGCTGTCTTGTCGGAGACCAAACCTCTGCTATGTGGCAATCCGAACATGATTTTATATTCATCGACACTCGTTTCATGCACCCTGACCAAGTGCGTAGCCAAAGAGCAAAACCATTTCCCGCAGATTAAACACTGTATCGTGTCCCCGGAAAAATAATGGGCAACGTCCTCCTTGGTAGCAAACGGCTCGCTAACCAGGCGATTCAGCGGAAAGCATGGGGCGTCCGATGTTTGCTCAATCAAGTTGGGTGTTTCCATCATTTCAATCATAGTTTCGTTTCCCATGTTTTCAGGTGAGCTAAAACGTTATGATGCTACCCTTTAATGACCGCCAGTGGCCTAAGTTCCACCGCAATGTCCACCAAATCGGCTTGGTTCTCTATTACGGTAGAGATGTCCTTGTATGCTCCAGCGGCTTCGTCAAGGTCTTGCGCGTTCCGTATGCCATGGATAACGCCAAGAGCGTCAAGGCGGGCAATCTCTCCATCAAGGGAAAGCTCTCTTTGCGCCTGCTTGCGGCCCATTCTCCGGCCCGCTCCATGAGAGCAGGACATAAAGCTTTCAGGCTCGCCCTTGCCTTGCACGATATAGCTTGCCGTCCCCTGGCTGCCAGGGATAATACCAAGCTGTCCGGGATATGCCTTTGTGGCCCCCTTGCGGTGGATCATCACGTTTACTCCAAAGTGGTGTTCCATGGCAGCGTAGTTATGTGCAATATTGATAATCTCGCCAAAAGAAACGTCGCCAACTACTTCCAAGATGGAGCGTTTGACCAACTCCATCATAAAGCCACGGCTTGCAAGGGCAAAATCAACGCAGTATTGCATTTCTTCCAGGTAGTCTTGGCCCTCATTGGTGTCCAGGGGCAAGAAATCAAGCTGCCAGTTTTTTGGCACAGAGGAGGTCCACCGTTCATTAAGCGCAACCGCCAACTCGTTGTAGTGGTGTGCAACTTTAAACCCAATATTTCGGCTACCAGAGTGGATCATCAACCACACGAATCCATCATTGCCTTGTTGCATTTCAATAAAGTGGTTGCCGCCACCAAGGGTACCAATCTGCTTCAATGCGGAGTAATATTCACGCTTCACAATCGGCAACTTGTTATCGTCAAAATCAACGCCATGCGGCATCAACGCCTCATCTTGCTTTTTGGAATGGTGCGAAAATCCAACGGGGACAGCGCTTCGTATGCCCCCTTTGTACTCTTTCGAGCCGCCCATGATTTTCTTCAACGTCTCCTGGTCAATGGTAGGAATGGAAGTCTTAAGGGCGCACATGCCGCAACCAATATCAACACCAACGGCGTTCGGGACAACAACGCCCTGCGTGGCCATAACGCCACCAATCGGCATTCCATAACCCTGATGGGCGTCGGGCATAAGGGCTATGTGCCGGAAGACAAAAGGGAGGTTGGCAAGGTTTTTGGCTTGCTCAAGCGCCCCGGCTTCGATGTCATCCAACCACAACTTGATAGGCTTCTGTTCTGTAGAAATTACTTGTTTCATACAATTCACCTTTGTTTAAAATTGGTCTGCGTGGGTTGATTTGAACCACTTTATTTTGTCCAATGGATCTTTCTGTGGCAATTTGAGCACAGAACTACGCACTTGTCCATTTCCGTTTTTATCCTGTCGAAAGACCATCCATGCTTAATAGCATCAGATACGCACAGGTCTTTTTCTTCCGAGTTGTGGTGCAAATCTAAACAAGCAGGATGGTTTTCTCCACAAGGGCAAGGGTGTTTACTCTTATAATCGTCAACTTTATGCCTGATGGACGCCTTCCTTTCCAATTGCAACCTAATCTTTTTTGCCTTGGCCTCTGGTGATCTGTTCCGGTGATATTCGCGGTTATATTCTTTTATGTCCATATTGGAACCATACTATACAATTCCAATAACGTCAAGATGTTTCCGCTGCCCCTGCTTCCAAGGCAGTCACTCTACCAGGCTGATCTACAGCCGGGGCTGGCAGCTTATAAAAGCCGTTAGCCAGCCTTCGGCGGATCAGGTAAGGGCATCCACCCAACCGGTTGATCATAATTTAATGCGAGTTTTTCCCCGCTTATTGGTTCAATCCAAGCGGTTTCTTCTCCGCCCGTAAAACCTCTGCCGCACTCAGCATAGTACCAATCCCAATACCCAACGCTAACCTCTCCGCCGCCGAACAAAAGCAATATCCGAGGCGGGTCTACCCATGCAGGGTCGGTTGTCATCTCCGCCCCGCCACCTTTGGGGGCCGTTTTAATAGGTTGCCATTCCATAGTCTTTCCTCCGTGGCTAACAAAGCCAATTAACGCAGACGGGAAATAATTCTGCGTGAAAATCTGCTACTTTTTAGGCCCGCTGGTTATGCCCGGGCCGTTATGCCTTTATAATGGCGTCAATCACATCCCCGAGCGTCCATCCTACCGGGAGAGTTAATCGGGGTGCCACTTGCGGCCCTGTCAGCTTGTAGCGCTCCCCGTTGTTCCGTATCTCAAGATCGGACGGATAAACCCACCACGTCCAGCGTTTAGCTGGTTGTGTAACCCTATACCCGCCGTCTATTTTCTCAATCAAAATCATAACAAAACCCTAGAGCGGATCCGGTGAAAGTTGGCGGCGTTCCGGCTGGTCCATTGGCCGGGTCCGCTCAAGTCAGCGTTATAAAGCTCTCTGCAAAATGTCCTGTATATCTTTATCCCTGCTCAGAGCATACATTAGATCAAGCTCCGGTGAGGCATCGGTTAATTCACCTTCTGGTAGTTTCAATAAAAGATAGTAAAGCCGGGCTTTAACCTGGCGAAGTTCCGCTTTATAACCCGGCACTTCAGCGGAAACGCTGGCTGTGGCGTTGTCATAAACACATTGGCTACATCCGCCCTCAATTCCATGTTTGCATGTTTTGTGTTCCATATTCGTTACTCCCAAGCGTTAAACCCTTTTTTTAAATTTTTGACGGCCTGCTGGTAGGTGTATCTCCGTTCCAAAAACTCGTTGGCCATTATCCATGCGTGTTGTTCTGGACGGTTCTTCCGAAACCACTCGATGAACCGTTCTACAGCTGGCTGGCTAGTTGAGTGTGGCGCCATATCACCGCCCATCGTGTGATGAGCAGGACATAGCACGACAATATTATTTTGGTCATATCTGAGTGATTTTGATCGTGATTTAGATACACAATGATGCCCACAGGTTGATACGGTTGTGCTACATACTGAGCATGGCTGCCCTCGGAATTGAGCCATAAATAAATCGTCGGCTTTTTGACGATAGCTTTTGTGGTTTGGCGATTTTTTAGTTTTCAAAATGTCACCTCAAAACGGCACATCGTCGCCCATGTTCGGTTCGGGCAATGGCGGCTCTTCATTGAAACGGTCATTGCCGCCGCCACCGCCCTTGGGGGTGAGCATCTTCATTTCCCGGGCGACAATCTCGGTGGTGTAGCGCTTGTTGCCGTCCTTGTCATCCCACTGCCTGGTTTGGATGCGGCCTTCGATGTAGACCTTGGAGCCCTTGGCGATATACTCGCCGCAGATTTCACCCAGCCGACCAAAGGCGACAATCCGGTGCCATTCGGTCTTTTCCTGCTTGTTGCCGTCCTGGGTCCAGGTTTCGGTGGTTGCCAGATTAAAGTTGGCCACGGCGGTGCCGCTCTGAGTATAACTGACTTTGGGATCGGCCCCAAGATTACCGATGAGGATTGCCTTGTTGATCATTTCAGCTCCTTTACCATGAACCCATGGCATCTTTTTAGTTTATCCAGCCTGATCCATTCGTTTTCCCATAGATCATCCGGTTTCATCTTTCTCCAACATCCTCGGCCCCACGGCTTTATTTCCTGGTAGTGGCGGCACTTATTACCATGACATATTGAGTTCATACTTCATGCGCCAAATCTAAATTTCTGAATGATGTTGTAACCTCAACCCATCCCAATTTTACCACACCAGTAGGCCCGTTTCTTTGTTTCCCGATAATTACTTCTGAAATTCCCTTGTCACGTGAATTTTGATCATAATAATCATCACGGTATATCAGCATAATAATATCAGCGTCTTGCTCTATTCCCCCTGAATCTCTCAGCTCTGAAATCATGGGGCGCTTGTTTGTCTTTTGCTCAGACGCTCGGTTAAGTTGGGCAACGGCAATAACAGGGATATCCAACTCTTTAGCCATCGCCTTAAGTTCCCTTGAAACGTGAGAAACCTCTTGCTCTCTCGATTGACCTTTGCCGGAAATCATTTGCAAATAATCAACAACAATTATCTTAACTCTGTTATTACGAAATAATCTTCTTCCTCTTGACCTTATTTCGGCCACACTCAATCCAGCTGACGGATCAATAAAAAGTGGAATTTTTGCCAGTTCTCCGGCAGCATGTTCTAGCTTTGGCCACTGATGGTCAGAGATAAAGCCCTTGCTCCTGAAAGCCTTAGAATTTATACCAGAAAACATTGACAACGATCTCTGACCGTTGGCCCTGTTGCTCATTTCTAACGAAAAGAAAGCCCCTGGAATTCCAGCGGAACAAATATTGACAAGGATGTTGTAGGCAAGGGCAGATTTACCCATGCTTGGCCGCCCGGCCAGAATAATTAAATCTGCTGGCTGAAGACCAGAAAGCATGAAATCTAGGTCGGCAAATCCTGTCATCAGGCCTGGGTCCACTTTGCCATCATGGACATTCTTGATCGATGATAACTCTTCCATGGCAATATCACCGATCAGCCTCGCCTCACTGGAGGCTACGCCAGAAGACATCAGGAAGGCCTCAGATTCTATTTCTGCGGCGATATGATCAAAAGGCATACCTGAATAGCATGAATCGATCAAACGTTCAGCAGAGTCCAAGAATGACCGCTTCCGTGCCGCTTCCCTGACTATACCGGCATGGGTTGCCAACATTGATGGAGACGGAATGATGTCCATTAGCTCCGCTAATTGCGAGACAACCCCAGCGTCTGCCAGCCCGGCGTCTCTCAACCGAGACACAACAACCACGGCGTCACTGTCTGCGTCTATTGCGTCAAAAATAGTCCTGTGCGATTTCAAATAGAAGTCTGACGATTTGCAGTGTAACAATGCTTCGTCGTATAGCTCTGAACGCTGGAGAAGTGTGCCGAGAACTATTTTTTCGGAATCAATGTTTTGTGGTGGCGTCCGCAAGTTCTATCTCCATTTGGCGCCGGATGTCTGCGGCGGTGGTTGTTGTCTGTGTTCTTGTTTCTCTGACTGTTTTGTCTTTTTGGTAATTTTCCCAGGTTCGAACAACAGCTTTCCAGTCTTTTATCGGATTTTGCAACTTTCCAGTTACCCACCCCTTAGCTTGGTTGCTGTCTACAAAATGTTGACCGGAAATACCATTTCCCCGAGATCGGCAAAATGCTTCAACTTCTTCAACAGTTGGCGGGATAAATTTTTTATTTTTAGCTTCCTTGAGGTCTGACTTGTCAGACTTGTTATCTTTTTCTTTTTTAGGATTAGGATTAGGATTAGGATTTATATTAGTGTCCCCGTACCTGTCCCCTTCCTGTCCCCTTCCTGTCCCCTTCCTGTCCGCTTCTGCCTGTAAACCCTTGAAAACAAAGCGGACTACCTGTCCCCTTCCTGTCCCCTTCCTGTCCGCTTCGTGTCCCTTACCTGTCCCGATAGAACCAAGAAAATTTCTAACCTTTTTCCTGTCCCATTTCCACAGTTTAGCATAGCCATTAATTGAAAATTCGTTGCCGCAATCCACGTTATATTGGTGGCAAAACATTGCCTCCACGTATGAATATGGTCGGCCGATATTACCAAGCGTCCTTATTAACCCCTTGTCTAACGGCACCCAGTTACCTTTATCCACTAATAATCCTCAAAACGCACCACGAAACCCACTCGCGACCGCTCGTACATACCACAGCCAAGGACAAAAAAAACGATGATATGCCAGTCCGCGAGGCTGGCTCAGACACAAATGGGTTTCGTGGTAAATTTTCAGGGATGAATATCATGTCATGTCCTTTTTATGCACCGCCGATTTGTACGAGAACCAGCGGAATGAAATAACGTTAGCACAAAAAATAAATTGCTGCAATTTATTTTTTGTGCTAACGCAATGTGTTTTTTTTATTGACACTATGTGTTTATTAAATTAGCATGGATCGTATATGGAAATAATCATAAAAAATAATTTCGACCTTGCGAGGGCAATATATTTGCTTGAGCACAATAAAATGTTGCCCGTCAGAGTAATAACGATCGATGAGTATGTCGTTGATCGGACTCAGGCTCAGAACCGGCTGGCCTTTAGATTTTATAAAGAGGCAGAGGGTCAGTTAAACGATGGCGTGAACCAGCGAGCATATTGCAAGTTGCATTTTGGTGTTGCGATCGTAAAGCAGGGGACAAGCAAGCTGGCGGAGAATTTTAGAAAACAATACGACACGATAATTAAACCGCTGACATACGAGCAGAAATTGGCGCTCATGGTAGAGCCGATCAGTCTGCCAGTGACACAATTGATGAACACAAAACAATTTACAACATATATTGACGAGATCCAGCGGCACTATGCTGAAATTGGCGTCCAGTTGACACTGGATGGAGATTTATACAACGAAGCGATGGGGAAACGGGAAGATGATCACTAAGGAAGAAATACGAAAACTACGCGAAAAAAAGTATCATCGTTGCTCTGTTGCTGACGGCCGAAAAAAAATGGCACGTGTTTTGCTTGTCGCGCCAAGGACTGTCGCATCATGGGAGCGGGGTGAAAGAACACCTCGCGGATTAACACTGGAAAAGATAAAAAAATTACTTATTAGATGCCCCGCAACTAAAGGCTGTGAAGAGCCCGGGAACGCCTCCTTGTCGCGGCTATGAGAACTACCCGCCGGAGTGGTTGAAGACGAGGAATCCGGTATTTAATCCGATCCGCCGTGGTTTGGCCAAGCCTATGCTGATTTAATTAGTTAAGGAGATTAAAATGTTTAAAATCGGAGACATGGTGAAATGGCGTTCGCAGGCTGGAGTGTCGCAAACAGAAAAGACAGGGGGATTAATTATATGCAAATAATCAATTTACCCACTAGCGTTAAGAATCACATGCACCAGGTTTGCGGGGCAATGAATTTGCCTGATTTATCTACATACGAGAGCGTCGAACATTTTCTCACGGAAATTAGGAACAGAGTTTCTCAGGCTAAAAGCCTAGCGAAGCAGGCCCTCGTAAATCTAGGTGATGGAGAACGATAAAACTCAAATGATTTATTAGAATTAACGAAGCACGGAGGGCCACCATGACCATTGATTTACAGCCGTTTTGCGGGACATTTTGCAACGATGATTTTGATAAGCCGTTTGGGTTTGGAGAGTACACCTACGCTACCAACGGCCACATTGTTGTCAGAGTCCCGTTGATAGCTGGCACGGAAAGAAAGCCGCCGGTAAAGGTGGCGGGGATTAAGTTCTACCCCGAAAACGAGCACCTTGGGTCCTGGATTAAGGTGCCGCAATATGACGCACCAGAAAAGGAACGGTGCGGCAGCTGCAAAGGTTCAAAGCGGGCGGCACCGTGCCATGATTGCGATGGGGACGGAACCGTGGAAATGTTGCACCGTAGCCACTGGTACGAAGCGCAGTGCAAGGAGTGCGACGGCGAAGGCTTGATCCCTGGTGGCGATAAAACATGCTCCTCTTGTGATGGCAGCGGTGAAACATACACGGATCAATACGCCAGGCAGAAGATCGAGAACGTCACGCTGGCTGTTAGGCTCCTGGACAAGATCAAAGCGTTACCGGGTGCCGAATTGTACTTCCCTGCCCAAAAATCCGGGATGGTGAATTTCCGGTTTGATGGCGGTGTGGGGCTAGTAATGAAAATGAAAGAGTAATTCTAACGCTAAATTCATCTGCGGCATAGCCGTCTGCTGCAATGCTTGGGTAAACAGCCAAGCCACGGAGGAAATATGAGGAACTTAAAATTCAGGGGATGGCATAAAACAGCAAAAAGCATGCTGGAGCATCGTGATCAGGGGTTTGAGGCTGGAAAAATTTGTTGGCACTTTTTTGATTTCTTAGATTGAAAGGAGATAGACAGTGAAAAAGAAAGTGACAGTTGAACAGACCTTTTGTGATGTGTGCGGGAAAGAGGCGAGTTACAGCAAGTGTATGGGATGTGGGAAAGACCTCTGCTACGAATGCCGAAAGGTGGAAGCGGTGGAATATAAACATGGTGTTCATTTCTCAGGGAGTGGCGACGGCTTATACTGCCTGAAGTGTGATAAAGAAAAGCGGGAAGGTGGCGACAAACTT